TTGAACAACCAAAAGCCTTCGCAAACGACGATCTAGCTACTTCCGAAACCTTGCGGGGTTTCACGTCTGACAAGGAAAGACCAAGTCCACGGAGTTCACGTGCAACTCTGGACTTCAAGCCGTCAGAAGCTAGATGGATGTCAGTGGTTCTGCCCACGTTGCGCAATAGACAAAGTGCGAAAGACTGCAAAACAGGGACACCTAAGTTCAAAACAAGTTCGCACAGGCCAATTGCGCGTAGAACTTTGGTGCGGTAGTTTGGATCCTGCCAATGACGGATCCCTGAGAGTGACTTACTGATGACTGCCCTGTAGTCCCGGACAAACTTAAACCGGGCGTCCGCATATTCGATTACAGACGACTGACAGAATTCCACCTCGAAAAGAGAATAGGCTACTTTCTCTACCTTCATCTCCATACCATAGTCAAGGAAATGGGTGACTATGGAGGATTGTACAGAGGCCAGGTCTTCCTGCTCGATTATCAACAGACAATCGTCTCCGTCATCAAGACAATCCCAAACCGCCAAGTTCAGGAAGAGACAAAAGGCGCGTACCATGATCAACATAAGTAAACAGTTTCCTAAAGCAGTGTTCATATCGCCGCTCATGCGACGGCCATTACTAACATACTTCAATCCACTTTTGGCGAATACTTTGTTGACAAGCTGCATCGTTAACAATTTCCTGAAAAAGAAATGTGGGTTAACATGCGTGTACACACTATGCTCTATCTTAAGAAGCTCACTGGAGACATGCTTATCAAATCGGCTGGCATCAAGAGAAAGAACAACGGGGTTCCTAAAGTAAGACATCTTCTTACTCAGTACTTCGGCTCGTTGAACTGAATTTAATCCCTTGGCTATGTTTCTGGAATCGGGGACACCTTTGCTAAATCCACCCATCGTGTAGATATGGTGCTCAATCGGTTGTAAATACATCGCGAGAGCAACACAGTATACTGATCCACGGAATTGGATAGCGCGTGGGTCTGGATTGGTTTTAAGATACGCATTGAAACGTTCGCTTTTAACAAACATTGAACAAAACGCATCGGAGACCTTGAGACCGAATCGAAGAAATTTCCATGCAGCTTCCTCGTAAC